TGCGGGCCACTATCACCGCTCCGCTCCAGAAAGGGCTGACCGATGCGCTTTCTGGAGTAGGGGGATCAATATTTAGCAGCTTTCTCGGGTTTCTTGGTCTCGGCGGTGCTGCGGGGGTCAGTGCTCCAGCAAGCAGTTCAGTCCCGTGGGTGTCTCCCTCAAACATAAGCGGGGCACGCGCGGCGGGAGGCCCAGTATCGGCGGGTAGAAACTATCTCGTCGGAGAGCAAGGGCCAGAAATCTTCATGCCGTTCAACTCAGGTCAGATCATTTCAAATGATCGGCTATCGGCAGAGCGCCGCTCGCCCATCGTTCGACAGGTGTTCAACATTACGACGCCGAACGCGGATTCATTTCGACTGTCGCAGCGGCAGATCGCCCGACGCGCACGGGGCTTTGTCGCAGCATGAGCCGCTTCAGAGACATCTACCTCGACTCGAAAGTGCCGGGGTATCCGTGCATCTCGACGCCGCGCTGGTCGACCGAGATCGTCCAAGTGGACTCGGGAGCAGAGCAAGTCAATCAACGGTGGGCAAACCCGCTTCACAAGTTCACGCTCCCCGAAGCGGTGCGCGATATGAGCGTTTTTAACGCCATCCGCGATCACTGGCTTGTCATGCGCGGCCCGCTTTACACATGGCCGTGGAAAGACCCGCTCGACTTTGCGAGCGTCGCGCTGGCAGAGCCAAACGTCGCGCCGACCGTTACTCGACTCGATCAGCCACTTGGCACCGGCGACGGGTTTGCGACCCAGTTTCAAATCATCAAGCGCTACACGCGAAGCTCGCAGACGTTTGATCGAAAAATCGTGCTGCCGGTTCTCGCTTCAGTCCTGGTCGCGGTCAACGGCACGTTGCAAACCAGCGGCTACACCGTCTCGCGCCCCGGCGGGATCGTCACCTTCACCAGCCCGCCGGCTGCGGCTGCGGTGATCACGTGCGGGTTTTTGTTTGACGTCGAGGTGCGCTTTGAAAGCGACGAAGCGTTTGACGGCATCGTGCAAACCTTTGGCCTCGGTGGCTTTGCCGACATTGTTCTTTTTGAAACGCGGAGCTGTTGATCATGGCAATCATTTGGATGGACGGGTTTGAGCACTACGGCACTTCGACTACCGGCAGGGCGAATCTGGTTAATTATGGAGCGTACAGCAATGCAGGTATCACTAGCTTTAGCACCACCGTTGTAAGAACCGGACTGATAGCCATGGAAAACCCAGAGAACGAGCGTTCTTTCAAGGGCAGCTATGGCACCGTCGGAGTCGGGTGCGCTCTGTATTTCACCAATCTTAACTACGCTCCAAGTCAGTGGGAATTATTCCAATTTTTTGACCCGAGTAGTTCGAAGCTAATACGCCTTGCAATTTCAAACGCGCAGGAAATTGTTGTCCTTCGCGGAAGTGGCTCTGTAGAAGTTGGTCGCAGCGCTGCCGGAATTATCACAACCGGCGCATGGAATCATTTTGAAGTTAAATTCAGTCCGAACGGAGCGACCAGCGCTATCGAAGTTCGAGTCAATGAAGTTACGGTGTACACGAACAATAGCTTCCAGTGCGGAACTTCAGGCAGCGGTCTCACTGCAACCACAACATCGACGATAGAGTTTTACTCCCGATTAACCACGACTGTATACCTTGACGACTTATACGCATGGAATACGAGCGGCTCGTACAACAACGATTTCATAGGTGATAAACGCGTTGCGACGATGTACCCGGACGGCGACACCGTCGAGGCAGACTGGACGCCTAATTCTGGGGGGACGGGATATACGCAGATCGACGAAGCAACGCCGGATGGTGATACGACCTACGTCTCGACCGCTACCGTGGGGCACATCAGCGAATTTGACTTTCAGTCGATGCCTACTGGTGCAATCGGTATCAACGCAGTGCAAATTTACACCGCTGCGAAGAAAACAGACACAGGGAACTGCGACATTCGGACAGACATCGTTTCTGGCGCTTTTTCAACCGCCGGGCCAACGCAAACTTGCACCACGGCATACATTTATAAAGAAAACATATTTGAGACTGACCCAAACACCGGAGCCCTCTGGACAAAAGCGGGAGTTGACGCTGCAAAGATAAGAATCGAACGCGAGGCGTAAGCGGTGACTGACTCTCGCGTTACCCAAACGCCAACCCTTGCGACGTACGACGCAGATGCCGACGCACGAGTCACTCAGACCGTGGTGTTGGCTGGATATGACTTGCCGGCGGACGCTCGCGTCACCCAATCGGTTGTGCTTGCGCTTTTTGAGCTTCCAGCCCCATCGCGCGTCACGCAAGTTGTCGCCTTGGCGCTTTACTCCGCGCAACCCTGCGTCACTGGGCGCGCTCAATGCTGGCGAATCACCCGAGTTGACGGGACGGTCTTTGCTTACACCACGCACGATCAGCCCATTATCTCGATGGGCACGACGTTTATTCCTTGCGATTCGCTACGGGCGAGCGCCTCGGGCCAATCTGCAAGCGTCAACAAGGTGGGCGCAGGAGATATTGAGGCGGTCGGGTTAATTGCCGATGATGGCATCAACGACGCCGATCTTTACGGCGGTCTTTTTGACGGAGCCAGCGTCGAGGTCTTTGAGATAGATTGGAACACCCCAACGACAGTCAAGCGGCTGACGCGCGGCATCGTGGCAAGCGTCGAACACGGAGGCGCGTCTTACAAGCTAACGGTCAACACACCGGGATTGCGACTTTCGCAAAAGCCGCTGCTGACGACGTACTCGCCCGCGTGCCGGCACGTGTTTGGCGACGCCAATTGCGGCATTGCACTTGGCCCGCTCACCGTCACCGGGACTGTCACGACTACCTACGGACGCGAGAGCGTCAATCAGTTGAGCTTTCGACGATTTGCGGATTCAACGCGAGCGGAAGCTGTGGATTATTTCAACGGCGGGGTCATTACGTGGACGAGCGGCAATAACATCGGCGTCAAATCAGAGGTCAAAGCGTTTGCCGCGACCGTCTTCGAGCTATGGGACATCCTGCCGAATGAGATTGCGCTGACCGACGCATACAGTTTGACGCCGGGCTGCCCGAAGACAGTGCTTGCGTGCCAAACAAAGTGGGCAAGCTCAAACATCGTGAACTTCGGCGGCTTCCCTGCGATGCCCGGAAGCGATCTGCTTTATCAGACGCCTGACGCAAAGTGACGACCCTCGACTCGGACAAAGTGATCGCGATTGCGCGGTCATGGATTGGCGTGCCTTACAGACACCAGTCGGCCTCGCGCGAGCGCGGCGTCGACTGCATCCAGTTTGTTTTAGCAGTCGGTCGTGAGCTCGGAGTCTGCGAATCGTTGCCGCTTGCGCCTTACCCAATGGCGAATTCGCCGCGCAAAATTCTGACTCTTTTACAAGCGCACGGCGAGGCGGTGGAAGGTAGACCAGGAGTCGTGATGTTTTGGGGGCGGCGCAAGGGCATCCCGACGCATTTCGGTATTCGCTCCGAACTTCACGGTGACATCGCGGTCATCCACGCCGATGCCCAGCTTCTCAAAGTTGTCGAGCATCGAATTCCAGCGGAGCAACTCCCGTTGATTCATTCCTATTGGTGGTTCAAGTAGATGGCGCAGCTAGTGTTCACCGTCCTTGGTTCGGCTGCGGGCAGCGCTATCGCTGGAGCGCTTCAGTTCGGCCAAATCGCCACTGCCATTGCGACGGCGATTGGCTCGGTCATTGGCAGCGGAATCGCCAACGAGTTGTTCCCCGTAAACGTGGACGGCCCGCGTTTCAAAGGTTTGAATCAGCTAACAAGCAGCTATGGAGTCCCGATCCCGCTAGTTTACGGAGCAGAAAATCGAATTGGTGGGAACGTCATTTGGTCGACCGGGCTGACCGAAACCGTGAACAAAAAAAAGGTCGGCAGCTTTCCGTTTCGTTCGACGATCACAACCTACACCTATTCGGTCAGCGCGGCGGTCGCGATTGGTCAAGGATCGTGCAAAAACATCAAGCGCGTCTGGCTAAACAAAAAGCTGGCGTTTGATTCGAGCGTCTACGGTGGATCGCTGCCCGATTACACCGCATGGACGGTGACATCTGGCGTGAGTTACCAGACGGCCCCGTTTTACTCGATGGCATGGTATCCGGGCGATTCCACCCAGAATCCCGATCCAACGATGCAAGCGGCGCTCGGGGCAACCGAAGTGCCGGGGTATCGCGGCACCGCTTATCTAGTCTTCAAAGACTTGCAGTTGGCGGATTATGGAAACTCGATGCCAACAGTTGAGGTGGAGTTAGAGGGAATCGGCGACGGTTCGCTTGCGAGCGTGTTTGAAGACATCTGCACAAAAGCGAGCCTAACAAGCGCAGAGTTTGCAGTGTCTTCCAGCTTTGCGTCTTCGGTCGTGCGCGGCTATGCCGTGACTGACGGCGGCTCCGGTTTATCCGCTATGCAGCCATTGTTAACCGCCTACGGGGGGCTGGTGACGGAGCAGCGGGGAACGATCAGGATCGATCCGCGCAACACCGGAGCGGTCGCGACAATCCCCATTGAGGATATGGGTGCCAAGGCGGGGGGTGGGGAAACTAGTCCGCCGCTGCGAATCACTCGCGGCGCGCAAGTTAATCTGCCGCGCGAGGTGTCGATCACCTACCTTGACGCAACCCGAGACTATCAGCCGAACGTGCAAAAATCGGTGAGGGCGTGGGGCGATTCCAACAGCAACGTCGCGGTGGAGTTGCCGCTGACTCTTATTGCGGACGAAGCTAAACAACTCGCCGAGCGTGCGCTACGTGAACCGTGGCGACAGCGCCTCACCGTCAGGTTTTCCGTCGGCCCTGCCTATGACTTCCTTTTGGCGGGTCAACTGATCTCGCTAGAAATCGGCGGTGTTTACACCAGCGTTCGAATTTTTTCGATTGTTCGCGGCGACAACGGCGTCTACGAAATCGAGTGTGCAGGGGATGACAACTACGTCTTCGACGGCGCAAACAATGGCATCGCGCCGGCTGCGCCCGCCAATCCTCTGCGCGTGGTTACCGACTCGGTTGGCTATTTATTCAACGCGCCGATCTTGTCTGAAGATCAAACCGAGTCTGGATTTATCGCCGTCGTTGATAATGCGGGCGGCACGTTCGGCGGCTCGACGCTGTATTCAAGCACTGACGATTCAACCTTCAATCTTGCCGCTTCGTTTTTGCTGAAAAACACAATTGGAAGTTGTACGACGACACTCGGCGCGTGCGCGACCGCCGACGCGTGGGATTATAAAAACACGCTCACGGTTGCGCTTTCAAACAACACCGACAACCTCATCAGCGTAACCGCGCTTGAAGTGCTGAACGGTGCAAACCTCGCATGGGTTGGGCGCGCAGATGGATCAACCGGCGAGTTGATCCAGTTCACTACGGTGAGCGAAACGTCGCCGGGAACCTTCGTGCTTTCAAATTTTCTTCGAGGGCGTCGCGGCACAGAGTTTGCGACAGGCACGCACGTTGCCAGCGAAAAGTTCGTTCTGCTCGATTCGTGGGCGGATGTTGATTTCACCGAAACAGACGTTCTCAAGACCCGCTATTTCAAGTTTGTCTCGCTGCGACAGGATGTGGACGACGTCACCTCGTCGACCTTCATCGGGCGAGGCGAGGGCGGCGAGTCTCGCTCTGTTGCGCTGGCCTCAACGGCTCGCAACTCCAGCAACGACGTCACGGTCACATGGCTTCCGCGCACTCGGTGGTTTTCGCCGGGGCTCGGCTACGGGCTCGTCGATCTTCGCGAGAGCGAGAACTACGAGGTCGACTGGACGAACTCGGCGGGCACCACGATCTACCGGACGGTTTCAACGACCAGTCGCACCGCAACGTATACCGCCGCCGAGCAGACCGCTGACGGCCTGACGCCGTCCGCGACGAAGTACGCGACGGTCTATCAAATCTCCTCCGCGCGCGGGCGTGGCTACTCCACGAGGGCAATTATCACGTGAGCACTTCTCCCGACTTTGGCGTCCCTCTGGTCGCCTCTCAACAGGTACAACCAGAAATCACGCACAACGAAGCCGTCGTGCTTTTGACGGTGGCGCAAAAGGGCGTGATCAACGCCACCACCGCAACACCGCCGGGAAGCCCAACTGAGGGCGATGCGTACATCGTCGCCACCAGCCCGACCGGTGCGTGGGTGGGAAAAGCAAAAACCGTCGCCCTCTACTACAACGGAGCGTGGCGCTTTTTCCCCGGTTTTGACTCCAACGGCTCCCAGATCGCGCCGGGTGCGCGGCACGAAGGGATGCGCGTTTGGAATCAAGCGCTCAATGCCCTCGAAGTGTTCGATGGCACCAACTGGGTCGCCAAGTATTTGCTCGCAGCAGGACAACAGACGGCTGTGGCGGACGCAACCGGCGGTGCAACGGTCGATGCGGAGGCGCGCACAGCGATCAACAGTTTGCTCGCGCGCTGCCGGACGCTTGGCTTAATTGCACCCTAAAGGAAAAACAGAATGGAACTCTCGGTTGCAGAACTACTTATTAAGGCGTGGCCGATAGGGCTCGCCATGATCACACTAATCATCGTGCTCGCAAAAAACGATCACCGCCTTTCCGTGGTTGAAGAGAAGGTCAAATCACTATTTGAGCTCTTCAATAGGAAGGGTGGAAAGTAACTTGAACGGATGGTCAAAAATATGGAATCAGATCAAAACGATCACGAGTCTCGCTTGCGCGAAGTGGAGGTCAACTTGGCAACTCACGAAGCGGTCTGTGCAGAGCGTTACAGCGGCATTCAAAAAGATACTGCGGCGCTTACTAAAGGGCTAGACGATCTGAAGGTGCTGATGATCCGAATCGGCATCGGCATCGCCTTTGGCATGGCTTCTATTCTTGCGAGCATTGCGTTCAAGCCGTGAGCTCACACGGTCTACCGCTTGTCGTCAGCTTCTTCACAAACGACTGGTGCTACCCGGCGCACGCGATGCGCTTAGAGCAAGAGTGCCGATCCCTTGGCCTCGATTGTCGGATCGAAGAGCTCCCGAGCCGGGGCGGGTACATCGAGAATAGTTGCCACAAGCCCGCGTTCATTCTGCGCTGCCTGACCGAGTCGAATCGGCCCGTCCTCTGGGTTGACGTCGATGGCAGCATCCTTGCGCCGCCCAGCTTTTTCACGGAGCCGGGCTTTGACTTTCAAGCTCGCAAAATGAACCCGGAGCGCCGCCGTCGCACGTGGCACGTAGGGACGCTGTGGTTTGCCCCGACTGACGCTTCGGTCGAGTTCATCGAGGCATGGGTGGCTCGCACCGGCGATATGACCGACGAGTCGGCGCTTGATCAGGTGTGGAAGTCGCGAGCGTGGCCGCTTCGCACACGAGATATTCCGGCGGAGTATTTCCACATCCTCCGCCGCAACGAGCGCCCGCCACCGGGCACCGTCATTGCCCATCGATTGAGCGACTCCGCGTCGAAGCGCCACCAAACCCCCATATTTGAAAGCTATGAGCGGCTCACTGGATGATCCTGCACGACATTCCCGACAACTGGCAGCACGACGATGTAAACGCCGGGCTTGCGCTGGTTAAGCGCTTCGATCTTGCCGTGGACTGTGGAGCCCATCGAGGCGTCATCACGCGCTTGTTGGCGCAGCGGTTCAAGCAAGTGATCGCCATCGAGCCAAGCAATCTCGCCGATCAAATCCAAGTTGAAAACGCCCGAGTCATTCGCGCGGCTGTCGGACGCGAGCCGGGGCGGGTTGGCATGGCGGATGGCAAGCACAACACGGGACAGCGCCACGTGGTCGACGGTGACAACATCGAGATGATCACGCTGGACTCGCTGAACCTTGCACCGGACTTTGTGAAGATCGATGTTGAAGGGATGGAGTGGCACACCCTCATGGGTGGCGAGCAAACCATCCGAAAGCACCGTCCGGTCGTGATGTTTGAGGAAAACGGATTGAATCGGCGCTACGGCATAAGCGACGGCCAAGTTGGGGCGCTGCTCGCAAGCTGGGGGGCGCGCCGAGTGCTGGTCACCCGCCAGTCCAGCCGTGACGAAGATTGGTTTTATACATTCTGAAGGAGACGCTATGGCACCGCTGATTCAAACGTTGCTCTCCAATGGGCTCGGCCTCGTCGCCAACGCCGTGATGGCAAAAGGGCAGCAGTTCGTCGAGCAGAAGCTAGGCGTCAAACTCGCACCGAATATGCCGCCCGAGCAGATCGCGCAGATCAAAGTCGCCGAAATGGAGCATGAGCAAGAACTGATGCGGTTGCGGATCGAGGAGAACAAGCTCGATCTGGAAGCCTACAAAGCCGAATCGGCGGCAATCACCGAACGCTGGACGGCAGATATGTCGAGCGACTCGTGGCTGTCGAAAAACATCCGACCGCTGACATTGATCGCCATATTTGCCGGTTACTTTTTGTTCGCATTTATGAGTGCTTACGGCCATGACGCGAAGGAGTCTTACGTGACGCTACTCGGGAATTGGGGCCAGATCGTAATGCTCGCGTACTTTGGCGGTCGCACCGTCGAGAAGGTCATGGAGATAAAGAACAAATGAGCCTGGTCAAAGAGCAGTCTGCGTTTTTGCTCGATGTCTGCAAGCTGATCGAGCACGCAACCGAGAGCGGCTGGACGGTCACCGGGGGAGAACTGGCGCGTACCGTCGAGCAGCAACAAATCTATGTAAAGACCGGGCGCTCTAAGACGATGGACAGTAACCATCTCAAACGGCTCGCCGTTGATTTGAACTTCTTCAGAGGCGCAGCGCTGGTGTATGACAAGCAGGAACTCGCACCGCTTGGGGATTTTTGGGAGAGCTTAAATCCAAAGAACCGCTGGGGTGGACGCTGGCGATTTGTTGACGCACCACACTTTGAGCGAAAACACAACTAAAAGGTGGTGTGAATTGTATGCTCGCGCACATCGTCGGATTCTCGACAGATTGTACGCCACCTAGCACATCGGGCTGTGTTCCGCTGGTGTCCCAACGCACTTTCCTGTAAACCTGTTTGAAAGA